GGGGGTGGCTGCAGGGGGAACATAATTCGGCGCGATGGTGGGGGCGACCGTGAAATCTAAAGCCGACCTAATGCGATCGGCGATGATCTGCGCTTCAGTGGCGGCTTTGTCACCTTCAGCTGCGAGTGCCTCATTGTAACCTTGCATCGATTTCTGTGCCGCACCGGACAGATCGGTTGAGAGCGGCTTCTCAATCGGAACTGGAATGGCTCCGGTGCTCTTTCCAAGATCGCCGCTCGGCTGCGCACGTCTGGCCGCTTCCAGCTCCTGTTTAAGCTGCATGATCTCCTCGACAAGAAGGAGTTTTGCCGAAGAAAAAATGTCCACGTCGCCTTTTGGAGCGGGTATTGCGGCCAGCTTTTTTTGGCGCTCTGCCAAGTAGGCTTCTAATTCGCCGATGTCCGTTTCCTTTAGACGCTGGCGCTCAGTGTGGGCATCCTCTTCTCGGGCATAAGCCGGATTAACCGTGCGAGCGAACCAGTCCTTGAACGGACTGGAGACGCTGTCCCACCATTGACCAACGCCAGTTCCTGCATCCGACAATGCCGCGCCACGTCGATCAGCGCGCTCCTTCGGCAGGGTTCTCAGAAATTCATAGTCTTCATCCACAGTCCCGGTGGAGTTGTCGCGGATTTCCTTCAGAAACTCGTTGTATTTTTCTCGGAAGTTAATGAGCGGAAGAAGCGCCTGCTTGGCCTGCATATCGCCAAAAAGCTCACCGATACGGAACTCATCGCCCTTCGTTAACTCCATCACTTTGTCGACCAGGTCGAGCATGTAGGGCGTGCCGTTCTTTTCCGAGCGCTTCTTGATCGCTTCGATGTCGACGCCCTTTTCATCGAAATTTTTGACCGTATCCGGGGAAGACAATTTCGCGAGGATGTTTTCGAGGTTGGTGGATGCCTGATCCTGTGTGCCAGCGCCCATACGGACGATCTGAGCTAAAGCAACAAGCTCGGCCGTGGCGTCTAGGCCGGTGCGACCGGTCCCAGCGTAAAGGGTGGCAAGTTTCGGAAAATTCTTTGCCATAGCGTCGACTTCGAAAGAGCCGAGCTTGGTGCCCTTCGCCATCATATCAAGTGCGGCGGAAACTTCGGTGTCTTTAACGCCCAAGTTCTGCTGGAGTGCGATAACTGCACTGCCGATCGTCTCGCCAGTACTGTCACCAGCCTTCGCTGCCTTCAATGTCGGATCGAGGATTGCTTCTTGTTGGTCTAGCCCGACACCGGCGGCCGCGTAAGTTTTACGAGCTGCGTTTACCTGAGGTGCCTCCACGCCGTACCGGAGAGAAAGAGTCGAGTTGGACTTTCCAATTTTTTCGATAGCCTCCGGTGTCCGCGTTTCGGCCGTGACAGCGACGGAAGCGATTTCCCGGTTAAGGTCCCGGAACTTCGAAGCCATTTGTTCAAGCCCGCGAACAATGTTGTCGACGGACGCGAACGCTGCCAAGCCTGCAAATGCGCTTGTGGCACCCACTCCTATCAAAGACAGCGTGTTGCCCAGCCGGCCTGCGGGAGCCGCCATCTTTTCGAAATGGTTGCCGTTTAAGCGACCGATATCCCGCATCTTGTCGTGCGCGTGTCTCACACCGACAGCAGCATTTCTCCCGGCCTTGTCGAGCGCCTGAAGATTGCGCACGGCGGTGCCGGTGTTAACATTGCCGAGTTTTCGCGCTTCCCGGTTTAAATTGCTGACAGACTTCTCACCGCGATCAGCCTCGCGCCGGATTTCCCTCAGCCCCGCGTCAAGCTTCCCACCTTTGACCTGCCCGAGCTTCTTCGCCTCGTCGCCGAGTTCGTGGAGATCACGCTTGGCAACCTTTGCCTCCCGTGAAAGCTGGTTTTGAAGGCGAAGGCGAAGCGAAACGTCCATTGTTATTTCCCGGCTAGGAGGCTGGCCAACAGGCCGAAACTTTCATTGTGGATTCGCCGCGCTTCATGGTTCCATAGAAGAACATCGTCCCACCACATGTTTTCGACGGTGGTTATCGATGTGTTCAGATACGCAGAGACGTGCGCCGCATAGGTACGCCAGCGCCTCAGCTCTCCGAGGATGCGCTCTCCGCTTTCAGAGCGCGGGGCAAAAAATCGTATGCCGCATCGACAACTGCGTTGCCGTCCTCGTCAATCAATCCTCGGAGAACCGGCGCGGGCAATCCGGTCATCTCCGCGTAAATATCGAAAGTGGAAAAGGAGGCGGCGGCGGCGCGCCGAATGAAAGCATCGACCTGCCCCAAAGTCAGGCGACGCACAGTCACGGCTTTGACTTCCATACCGTTCAGGCGGAACGGGTATTTCAGAGGGACTGATTTTTGATGCGAAGCGTCAACGAATTCCAGTTCAGCCACGTCTTGGATTTCTTCCGGCAGCTTAGCCGGCAAGCCCGCATCCGGTTCAACCGCCGCAGTGGCGCTACCGCCCCACATATCGCGGGGCGGAAGCGGAATCTCTTCGAATTTCACATCACTCGGGTCCGACTTGGACTGCGGGACCGCCACACGGGCGGTCAAGGTGTCGTCACTTTTCTGCATGTACGATGCCCTTTGGCTATCATGCCGAGATCAGATTATTGAACTCGGCCGTGTAATTCACACCGTTGATGATCAGGGTGTTGTTCTGGATGTCGAACTTGTGGATGACTTTGCCATCCATCATGTCCTGATAGAGAACGATGGAAGACCAGCGGAGCCGAGTGGCCGCCGTAGACTTCTGGCCCTTGACGCCTCCCTGCTCGAAGCTGTTGAGCAGGCCTTTGAGGATGACGGTGCGGCCCTTCAACTGAGGCGAAGCTGAAGCATTGGCCTCACCCGTGGAGTTGGCCGGGAATACATTGAGCAGCGCCTCGTAATAGGCGATCGTCGTCCAGTCGCCGGGTTCCCGGCCGAAGCGGGTCTTGAGATCCTCGTGGACGCCGTTGACGCTCATCTCGCAAGTGAGGGGCTGGATTTCCGCCGGCAGCTCGAAACCGAACCAACCGCCGCCCATGACCATCGGCAACATTTCCCGGCTCAGCGCCGGCAATGTCGTTTCATCAATGCGGAGGCGCTGGTTGATCTCGCCGCAGTACCAGTTCGCGCCGCGAATAATGCGATCCATGTGAAGGCTCCTTTACGCGGTAACGCGAATGTTGGAATTGCCGAGGGCGGCCAACGCCGACGCGATCGCTGCCTCCAGCACGTCGAAGGCCTCGGGCATCGGCTCATCGTAGAGCTGAAGGTCGATAAGGTCGGGCGTTTCGGCCCAGCGCATTTTTACGCGCAGCGCACCGGCTTCGAGGATCGCGGCCGAGTTCAGCGCCTTCGACCAGATCAGTTCGTAGTCGATGATCGCGGTGAGCGTCTTCAGGTCGGACAAGAACTGATCTGCGGCACGATAAATCAGGGTGACAAGATGGGGCGTGATGTCCTCGGCAAGATACTGCCGCATTGGCCGCAGCATCGCTTTCTCGATCGCCCGGCGCGTCCGGATTTTTTTGATCGAGCGCCAACTGTTGACGGTCGGGTCGGTAGCCGTGGTGAAGGGTGCCCACAGCAGATTGCCTTCAATGATGGTGCCGACACCTGCCTGCGCGAGCTGGTTGGCCTCGGACGAAATATCGCCGTCCGTATAGCCGACCGGAACCGAAGGACCGAGGACGCCAGTCAGCGGCCGGTTCCACGAAGCCTTGTAAGGGCCGCCGGTTTCCTTGTCTCGCCGGACCATCGCGCCGGCCATGTGAGGGGACAGCGCCCGCGTAACATTGCCAGCGCCGAGATTGACCACTGCCTGCGGGAAAAGCCCGATCACGTTCAGCGCCGTGGCGAAGTCTTCAGCCCATTCGATCGCAGCCTCTACCGAGGTGGACGGCGTGTCGCCAATCACCATGCAATCGATGATGCGATCGGCAACGACGCGGGCGGCTGCGACAACCGGATTGGCTGCTCCACCGAGGCGAGCGGTCATGTAGCCGGGAGAAATGATCAAACCCGGCTCGATCTTCAGCTCGCTCTTCGCCTCGAGCAGCGCGTACATGCCGGTCTTTGCGCCGGCGGAACCAACGATGTGGTTGGTCTCCTCGGAGAGCTTGTCGGCTGGCGCTGCGGCGGTCGAATGCTGCGTCCGGACGAAAGCGAGATCGGTGACAATGCCTTCTGACAGGAGCTGGTCGACGGTATCGCGCACGACGCCTGTACCAAGCTTCGCAACCTGCTCGACGTTGTCGAGGGAAAGCTTGACCAGCTCGTTGAGCGGAAAGGCCGTGTTGTCGGCCGTAGGGGCCGGCGCAACAATGCCGATTTTGGTGCTGTCGCGGGTATCGATCTTTGCGACAGTAGAACGAAGGTTGGAAAACCGGCGTACGCCGACGAAATCCGTGGTGCCAGACATAAGCGGTCCCCGCATGCGGTTAAATTTCAGCTTGGAGACAAGATATGGCGCAGGCTGCTTCCGGCCGGGCTGACAGGTGTCAGCACAAAGAAAAAGGGCGGTTTTGAGCCGCCCTTGAAGCCTATTTAATGACCTATTTCACGAGTTCTGTCTACTTGGCATCTGCGGCCAGTATTGATCCTCTGTGTAGTCCAGCGGGATCGATTCCATGTCCTTCAAGGCGCGAGCCGCCCAGATATGAGCCTGTTTATGAGCCATGGCAGCCTGCCCCATCGCGAACATGGATTGAGCATCAAGCGGGTGCGTTGCGTTGTCGGCGTCGATCCACTCAAAATCACTCTCACCGCCGTGCCACCGAAAATCGCCCGGCTGTGCGCTGTTTACCAATATGGCTGCTAGCGCCGCCGTTGCCGCTCCAGCGATGTTTTCCCGATCTTCGGGGCGAGTCTGGTAGACAACGCCATTGAATGTGAAGCTTGCCGCTACTCGGCGGTCCCGTTCTGCGTCAACGTCACGATCTGATGGCGGCGGCGGAGAATACGGCTCGATTTCGTGTCCCTCATCGACCCAATTCCTGATTTCAGCCCAAAGCGGACTTTCGTCGGCAATGCTTTCATAGACATTCCCATCAGCAAAAGGACCGCCGCAAACAGTCCCATCTGCCCGACGCCTTATGTACTCGATCATTCGCTTACCCCTCCGCGTTAAGCCAGTAACTTCTATCAATTACGTAAACATCCCCTTGGGATGCGCTTATTGCTTCAGGTCGGCATCCCGCCTCCGCAACGTTGTAGAGACTGAAGGCGCTAACGTTGTATAGCGATCCAGATCCTCGAAGTTGAACGTCCGGTATTCTACGCATCAGGGGCCAATTGATAGAGGATACGAGCGCCCAATTGTTTGAAGGCAGATACCCGCGCATGTTGACGGTCATCATAGTGAAATACCGTTCCATGCGCTTGGCTTCGATATCGTGGTCGTACCAAGGAACGGGCAGGATTTCAGTCGTTGCATCACCATCAACAAGTGACATCATAGCGAAGTCTATCCATCCCTGCGGCATTCTCGCCATGTTGCCATTCCGAGCAGCGAAATTGGTTCCACCATCTAGCCAAAGGATGAACTCGGTCTGGCTATTGTCGTTTGTACCCAGTATTTTTCCTGAAACCGATGGCACCACAAAGGTAGCGGAAAATCTTTGCCACTCGGTCCCTATACTGAAGGTAGTCGCCAAGAAACTGTTTGGGCCTGCCGGGGAACCACCCGTGCCGAACTGCTGATAAAACTCTACCGGCAGTGGTCTTGCGTAGCTCGCTCTAGCCCAAAAGGTGAGGGTCAACCTTTTCCCGGCTAATTTGGTGACGTCCCATATGCTCTGGAATACCACAGCATATGCTCCCAAGTTATCCGAGCCGGGGGTCCAATTTGTTCTTTCATAATAGCGAGGAAACCCCGGCACGTCTGTTTGTCCCGGGGCGAAGGTTCCGCGATCTGTACCAAGCGTGGAAGAATAAAAATTATTCGCCCACCGGTCTCGGGACCCATAGCCACCTTCCGTCTGCGTATGAGATCTAAGCCATCTTTGTCGGTTGCCGTTCATAAGGTAATCGCGGCCGGAATATCCGCCCTTCATCACCTGCGCGAAAACGCGGACCTCTTCAGGAGTCAGGCCCTTGGCGAGATTGCCCTTGTCATCGGCAAAGCCCACAATCTGGCCAGCAACAACCCCGCCGTTTGGCCCGGTTATTCTCTTACCAAGAGCCTGCGCAGTATCCGTGCTGATGGGCTTGTCGACATCGGCGGTGTTGTTGACCTTGTCCAGCCCAACATCACCTTTAGAAAGCTCAATATCAGATGTCAGCTCTTTGTTATTGATCTTGCGGCTGGTTGGAACCTTGCCGCCGAGACCTTCGGAGAGAGCCTGCGCCGTCGCATAATGCGATGGCTCCTTGCCGCCAAACTTCAGCGTGTCGGGTGCCTTGCCACCAATAATGATCTGGTTGATCTGCTCTTGGGCAAGCGTGATTGACTGCTGCAGGCTGACGATCTGAGGAGCAACAGTTGCCTGAATATAGTCGAGTGACGCCTGAATTCCCTGCGCCTTCAATGTCTCAAAGGTCGCTTCCAGTTGCTCACGACCGGTGATGCGGTCAGCAAGGTCCCCGAACACCGCGTTCCACAGATCGACAGTGAACTCGGTCGGAGGCCACGAGGGAAGCTGGTAGCGATTATTGCGCGTTGGCGTAGTCAATGACATCCTCCCCTTCCTGCTCGATGACGGCTTTCAAAACCGAGCCGGACATTTCAATCTCGTTGAGCGGCCGATACCGGAACGGTCCGAGCGTTACCGGCCGCTTCAGTTTGACGTCATAGGTCTTCTTTTCATCAACTTTCATGGATGCCTCGGGGCTAAAGGGCGGAAATGAAACCGTCCTGAAGGAACGGAACGGTGACGGGGTTATCGGTGTTGGCCGCAAAATGCATACGGGCGTTCTGAGTGGCAGCGCCCAGCGAATAGGTGGAGAGGAAGGTTCGTCGCGCCGGATTGCTCGGGTCGATCGTGACTTCCGTTGTGCCAGGAGCGATTACGTTGTTGCCGACCATGATCCGGGGTGTGAAGGTGTGATGAGCTGGGTCAAAGGCATCCAGCGTGTATTGCGTCACGATCGCGCTGGTGGAGATACCGAACTCGAAAGCTTTGCTAACCGCTTTCATGTTGGTGCGATTACGAGCCACCCGCGAGACAGCTTTTGCGTCCAGCTGGATCATCGGCTGAAGATCAGCCGTGCCAACCATCACGAGGCGCAGCTCCACCGATGCCGGCAGGCCAACGAGCGGGTTGGTGGTGGGGTCGCCGTCATCCAGTTCGACCCACGCGGTCGTTCCTATAGGGCGGATTTCCCAGACAAGTGCCGTGCCGCCCGGTACCCATCCTGAGAAGAGCATGTCGATCTGGGTCATTCCGTCAGCGAGATTGAGAGCCTGCATCGGAATCACCGTGCGTGGGCTGTGATAACGCGCTCCATTCACCCTGAAGCAGAAGTCGATGTCCATCGAGCCTTGGGCGAATATGCCGTCAGTGCAGTTAAACTGCGTTCCACCGGTGTACTTGTTACCGGTAGAAACAGAGAGGGCATGCGCGCCAGTGGTAACGGTCATGATGGCGTAGCGCTTGCCGCTCTCCATCAGCGTATACGGCATTACACAATTGACCCAGCCGACCGCCATGTCCTTGTGTTCGATCTTGCTGACGGCAAGCACGCGGTCAAACAGCGGGGTGCCACCCGTCGAAACCTCGACCACCGCGACGTGGACATCGCCATCAAGCCCGACCTTGGCAAAATGCAGGTCGATCGACGTCATCAGCATGGGCTGGGCGACAAGGAACGACTGCGCATAAATGGAGCCATTCATTCCGACCTTCTCGGTGACGTACTCCCAATACGGTTCGCTATAAATCTCGTAGCGGATCTGGCGCACACCGTAGGTCTGGTGACCCACGCCGCCATTCCCCCTAATTTCAACGACTTCGAACTGTTCGCCGCCAACATTGAGCATCTGGCCCACTCGGGAATCGCCGCCCAAACCTGCCCAGCCAGCCTGATTTTCGCAGGCCCACATGGTGGGGCCATAGGTCAGACGAATGCGGGAAGCTTCCATCCGCGTCAGTGTCGTTTGCGTGTGGACGAGCTGCGAGATGTTGAGCGTACTGTCGAGCGACGTGTTCTCGATCTTCACGACCTCGTCAAAAGCCGGGACCATGCGACGGTCCCGGAAGGCGATCTGCGCATTGTCCTCGGCCTGCACTTCGAGGCGTGCCTGCGTCATCGCGGCAAATCCAAAGCGAACGCCTTCCTCGACCCGCGCCAGCCAGTCCACATGCTGCAGGTCCCACCGATCGGGAATGAGGCCATTGTCGAAGACATAGGCGCGGGCTTCGTCAGGCAGATCGACCTTCAGCCTTGCGGCACCGATGTCGCGCTGCATCTGGCGGATGATCGCAGGACGCGGGATATCCGTCAGCCGGGTGGCAATGTTGGTGATTTGCGTCTCGATTGTCTCGGTGCGGAGGAAGAGGCCGGAAAGATTTATCTCCAGCGCCGTTACACGGCCCTCGACCTCGTAAAGCGTCTTCACGCGGCTCGTGTTGCCCGGCTCGATGACATCAACGCCGGTCGATTTCAGGAGGACGAAAGCGATGCAAGCATCGGTCTCCGCCACTACCGGCTTTGCCGGGACCGGGTTTGACTCGCCAGCCTGCACGATCAGATTAACGATGCGGCGCACGGTCTTGGGCGTGACGCGCTGAACCGGGATCGAGGTCTCGGGGTCCTGCGATGTCTCGAATGGTCTGCTTGCTGTTTCGGTGATTTCTTCGCCGCGCAGCAGGATGGCAACCCAACGCTGATCAGACGCCGCCGGCGGGATTTGGAGCTGAAGGTTGACGTCCTTGGATGCTGCCTGCGCGTAAACCTTCTCACCGGCTACATAGCGGCCCGGCGATACGGTGATTTCCTGCACGGACTTGCGGGCCACCGTGAAGTGCGACCAGTGCGCCGGATATCCGATCGCGTCACGCCAAACGCCATCCGTGTCTTGTTGCGCAAACAGGCTGATGTTTTCAAAGTCGGTATGGTCGGCGATTTCGGCATTCGAGAAGGTAACGCGGGGCATAGGCAGGTCCTCGTATCAAAGATGTTGGCGTTGGCGATAACTGTCCGGCGAAGTGCCGCCGTCGATCTTGACGGCGTCCTGCAGGGTGATTGGTCGGCGCCATGCGAAGCTGACGGTGTAGAGGGTGTCCGGCGTCTTTGCGGTGACCATCGCGCGTTTTGCTCGGCGGATCGGCTCAAGATCGACGGATGTGAGAGCGGCGCGGCCGAAAGCCGATCGGCCGATCTGGAAATGATTTTTTGGAGCACGGAGCGTGACGTGCACGAGGTAGTGCGCGGTGAACGGCTGGTGCGCGATCGGCGTGCGGCCGATGACAGCACGGCCGAACGTGAACCGGGCCGGATGGGCGATGCGGTCAATTATATCGGCGTCGACAAAAGCCAGATAGCGTTTCAGGCCGACAAGCGTGCCTTTCAGTGCCGCCAAGGGTGACGCGGGATAATCGGTCGAGACGCCAGCGCACTGCGCGATCATTTCGCGCTTCCGCTCCTCGGACCAATCATCGTACCAGAGATCGACGGAATGATGAGCGGCAAGCCAAGGCAGGAAGCGCGCCGGTGTCCGGTACGGGTCCATGATGATGTCATAGGGAATTGGCAGATCGTCCGTCATGCCGGCGATCAGGGCCTTTTCGAAAGCCTCGCTCATGAGCGCACCTCGACGACGATATCAAGGCTGGTCATGACCGGAACCGCGTAAGGGTCGGCCGAAATGATCACCGGGGCGCGATCAATCACCTTGACGATGCCGGAGCCATAGGCGGCACCCGAGAGCAGTGCTGCAGGAATCTCTCCGTTGATCGCGATCCGGTCGGTTGCTGCGGCAATAACGCGCTTCTCCGCTTCCGCCTTCAGCAGCGCCGGCGACGGACCCGAACTGGCGACCTCGACAGTGAGCGCGACCTGATACTCTTGGCGCGATGCCGACATAACCGAAAGGCCAACAGCCTCCGGGGTCCGATCGGGATGCGCGACGGCACTACGGATAGTCGCCAGTTCGTCGGAGGTCAGCAACCGACCGCCGGGGCCGATCAGGACAACGTCTGTATCGCCGCGTCGGCCATGGACGGCCCGGCCGTTGACACGAGCATCCCAAAGCCCAAGTGTCTTGTCGGCCGACTGTGGCCAAGCGGTCCACGCGTCATAGAGATAGCGACCGGCCGACGCTGAGGACGGAAGGTCGAAAGCCAGAAGATACCGGCGTAACAGAGCGACGTCGCCTTCCATGACGGCAGCAGCGTCCCCAGTCGCGGGGATAATGACCTGGCGCTGCACGTTCTTGCCTGCAACGACCGTATCAAGGTTGCCTTTGGAAGCCAAAACAGCAAGCAATGCCTTCAGGCCGTCATTCACCCGCTGGCGATCGAGCAGACGCAACCACGACCACGCTTGGCCGGCGATGTTGGCGCTGTCCGTTTCGAGGTCGATGGTATCGTAAACCCGCAGGCTGTCGTCTTTCGCCCGTGCGGCATTCCACGAGGTCGAAAAGCGAGCCTTGAAGGCATCGAGCAGCGTTTCGAAATCAAGCGCCTCGATAGCTTCAGGAGCGGGCAGACGCGAAAGGTCGATGGTTTCCAGTGTCATGCCGCGAACCTCACAGCGCTGGCCGCCGACAGGCCGAGAACCACGGCCTTATCGTAATTTCCGAAACGACCTTCGGGATAGTAGAGACCGCCGTGGCGAATACCGAGCGCGCCGCCTTCCGTCATCCTGACGAGCTGGAGCTGCGTGATGCGATATTCCGGCTCCCACCGTGCGGCCGAGGCCACCATTTCGTTATAAAGCAGGAGCGCGAGCGCCGGCGACAAATCCTCGGCCAGAAGCGACCGCAAGTCCGAGCCGAAGGACAGGCGCATGATCCGGGTGCCGATGCGGGTGTGCCAGATTTTGCCGAGCGACTGTGCAAGATGGGTCGGACCTGTAATGATCTTTCCCGTCTTCTGGTCGAAACCCGATCGGAAGCGCAACGCTCCTGCCATTCTTCAAAAGCCCCTTAAACGTCGCTTGAAGCGTCAGCGCCAGCGTCGGCCTTGTCATCGGAGCCGGCCGGGCTGATGTGCTGGGCGATTTCTTCAGCA